AAAACTAAACCACAAGTCGATGCTACTTGTGATCGTTCTACTGTTTCATCTGCTAATAATATACCACCTTTAGTTTTTTCTTTTTGTTTAAAAGGTAAAACTAAAATTCTCCAACCTGTAGGTTCTGGAAGTTTTGATGATTCGTCTATTTCTTTTTTCTTAGTTGGTTTTACACCTACTAATTCTTTATTAGGTAACTCAATCTTTGGCTTTTGAGTTGATGTTGATAACTGTTCCGTCTTGTTCATTTTGCTCCTTTTTATTTAGCAGGGTGGATATTTCCTGATTTAAATATTGATACGTTCGTATCTGTCCTAGCATATACTGATATTTTTCCATATTGTCAACACCACCAGACGCCATTGCCGATACTACATCATCGTGTCTCATTTTAATTATTTTTTTTATTTTTTCTATAAATGTTATTTCGTCCATTATTTCTTTTTCCTCTTCTTTGGTTTACTTATTTTACTGCCATATTTTTTAGTCCATTTTTTAGCTATAGCAGGTTCATTCTTATATAGATAACGTCTTTGTTTTTCTGATTTAAAGGGCATCTCTAGGCTCCCTAAAATCTTTAATTGCTTGTAGCTTTTCTTGAGCATCTGCAATTTTTTGAAACAATTTATCTATTTCATCTATGTGTTGTGGGTGTTCCCCAATACCTACAGAATTTTCTAAATATATTTTAATGGTAGCGTCTGCTTCTGAAATTTGTGCTGTATATCTATCTTCTAAAGCATCTAATATTGCATTTTTCATTTAACATTTCCATCTTCTACGCGCCTGTCTTAGTCTTGAATTAGGATCTTTTGCTGCTTTCGGAAATTGTTTCATTTGGCCGGCGCTTCTAGCGCAATACGACTTACGTCGTTTAGCAGCTTTTGATCCTGGTTTGACCTTGCCAGTGACCGCTGTTTTTAATTTAGAGCCGGGATTTTTTCTTCTATAGGCAGCGACACCGGCTCGTGTCATGCCTGCGCCCTTTTCTGTAGGACGAAAGTTTTTCTTGTTTCTTGCTGGCATATTGTCAGCTTTACGCATTATGCCTTCTTCGCAGTTTTAGCTGATCTTTTTAATGCTTTAGAACTTACAGTTCCTTTACCGGGTCTGCTTGTACCTGCTTTTTTTCTTTTGTTCATGTAGTAGTAAAGTCCTTTCTTAACTCTTCTACCATCTTTAGTTGTATGATAAGCGCTACCGCCTTTTTTAAGTGTAGCTCTACCACCTTTAGCCATAGTAGCTCCTGCAATTCTATCTGCTTGCGTTGGGTTTGGATTTTTGTCTACTCCAGCTTTTACTGAAAGCATTCCAAATTTATTATTTTTTCTCATATATTTTTCCTTTATTTATAATGTGCACCACAATCCTTACAAAATTTAGCATGGACTACAGTGAAAGTTTTGCATTTGCAAAACAATTGTTTTATTTTTTTAATAATTTTCTTAATCATTATTTATTTATTTTACCAGATTTTTTAGCTTTGCTTCCAAATCTTCCGTAAGAATCGTCTCTAGATGCTTTTAATTGTTTCTTAGTTCTTTTCTTACGAATTCTCATTGCGATGGATTCGTCTTTTCTATCTTTGTAACCTTGTTTTTTCTTTTTAACTTTTCCACCTTTTTTGTACATAGCACCACCTGCCATGCCCATGTCTGATGGATAGTAACCAGATCTCATATCTTTTCTCATTACTCCACCACCCATAGCTTTTGCTCTTCCACCAGATTTTAATGGTTGAGTTGTTTGTGTGTTAAATCTTCTATTTGCCATTTTTTATCTCCTTATTTTTTTCCATTTCTGAAAATTTGTGTTCCCTTTATACCAAAAATACTCGCGCATACAAGTATCCATAAATTTGTAAACCAGGTCGGCAGCGCCTGGAAATGCTCAAAGAAAGTTTTTATCTTCTCCATAGCAGCCGGATCGTCCGACCAAACCCCCCATGCGAGCACCAATATGGGCAACGTAAGAATCGCTAAAACGACCTCATCTTTGTAGTCGTTTTGACGGGCCTCTAAAAGTTTGCCTTGGTAAGCTTCCTCACCTCGAGCTTGTTTTTCTGCGTGCATTAACTGCGCGTCAGACATTGCCATCTTCGTTCTTTGACGATTAGCATAAATCTTACTGCCAGCGTTTATCGCTAATTTAATAGCACTGAACCACATACTAATACCACTTAACAGTAGATTTTTTAGAAGCTAACATTCTTCTTTGACCACCAACTTTGTTTACAGTTGGCTCACCTTGAGGAATCTTAACTTCAACTTCTTGTGCATAACCATCCGCATTAACAGAAAGAGTATTGTTAGCATCTGCTTTTGGTGTATCAGACACAACTTCTCCAACATAATTTGGATTGTTTTTTGTAAAGAATGTTTTTCCTTTTCCCATAGTTTTCTCCTTGTTAGTTTATTACACTATCTTTTAGGACCTTTCAAGATCCTAACATCTGTTTGTTTCATCATATCATTCATCATTTTAGCCTCTTGAGACATCATTTGTTTAGTTAATGACGTATCAGCTCTTAATTCAGCTAATTCTTGATTTTGATCTAATTTTTCATCAAATTGTCTTTGACCCATTAATTGCTTAGATCTGTCTAAATTAATCTTTTCTTGAGCTTGATCACGTTTAGCAGAGTCATCCATAGCTCTTAAATCAAGTTCTCTTGCTTTTAATTTAGCAATTGGGTCTCCATTGTACTCGCCCATAATTTTATTTTCTTCGTTTTTAAATTCTTCAGTCATTTCTGCAATTAATTTTGCTTTTCTAGACTCTAAACTCATTGACATTGACATTATTTGCTGTTGAATTTGTGGATCTTGTTGCAACATTGGATTTTGTTGCATTGCTTGTTGCATTTGCATTAATTTTGCAATTTCTTCTCTAAATTCTACCTCTAACTGCTCTTGTGCCATTAAAGAAATGTGTTCAAAGATGTTTTTTTCTAATGCAGCCATTACAACCGGGTTATTTCTAGCAATATTTGTTGCCATAAAGTTTAAATGGGTCGTAATATGCGCTTGATGGTCTTGTCCTTTAAAAGCTTGAAACGGTTTTCCGCTCATTGCAAGAATATTTTCTGCTGCAGGGTCTATTGGTTGTGGTTGTTGTGGTGGCGGAAGTATTTTATCGATATTTTTTACTCCAATTGCCGAATACATTGCGTGAAAAGCTTCATATAAGTTGTGCATTTGCGGATTTGACATTGCAAGTTGCAATTCTGTTTGTGCTAAACTAATTCTTTGTGATTGAGAAAAAATATTTGGGTCTGCAACAGGGATAATATCTATTTTATCATCAAAATCTGTTTGTTTTATATTTCTTTGACCACCAACTACATCATAAGGATACTCTGCAGGCATGTAAGTTTTAAAAACTCCTGCTAATAATTGAAATTCACACTTCATCGCCACATACAATCTTTTATGTATGGCTGACATGACTCTGGAACCACGTTCTAAGAGAGCTATAGTCGTACCAACAGCTGCTTGTTGGTTGCCGTCACCGACCTGCATGTCAGCTATGGCGGCAAATCGTTGCCCTGCCTGTACCACAATACCCATCAACTGTAATAATGTTGGTGAGGGTTCTTTAAAAGGTAAAGGCATAAATGCATCTTTGATACTTCCTCCAGGTGCATCTACATCTCTGAATTCGCCGGGTTGTATAGCTTGTGCTTCGTCTCTTACTCGTATTCCTCGTTGTTTAAATCCTGCAGGTAAATTACTTAATGTACCCGCATCTAGTAGTTGTCTTAATGCAGTAGTTGCCGTTCTAGACAAACCACCAATCATATGAATTAATCCAAAACCATAAAAACCTAATCCAGGTAAAAATTTAAAATGTACAAAGTATTCTATTTTAAGTTTTTGTGGATCGTTAGCTTGATAGTTTCTTCTAATTGATAATATTTGTCTGCTACCCATTTCCAGAGTTACAATATATGGAAGTTTAATTCCTGTTGGTTCTCCTGTTGAGTCTTTATCTTCAAAACCTTCTAAATCTAAATCGGTATGAATTTCTAAAAGTGTAAAAATATCTTCGTCTCTAGTTTTTTTAATTCCTTCTAACTCTCTTTCTTTTTTTTCTACTTCTGTTTCTTCATTGTAACCAGGTGTTAATTCTATATCTTGGTAAAAACCTGAAACTTGTTTTTTTCTTAATTCGTTTTCTGACATTTTAATTATGTGAACTACAGCTTCAGCATCTTCTAAAGATGTTGCAGTGTAGGGTACAACTAAATCATCAGCTGGTACAAATTTTGAGACGGCTCTGCCAAGCAGTTCATCATAATAAACTTTCTTGAACGCAGAGCCGGCAAGAGGGAGATAAAAAAGCATTTGGTCGAACTCGGGTTCGTACTCTTTCATCACATCCATGAGCTGATAGTTCATGAATTCTTTAACTCGGTTTGATTGCTCTTCTTTGGCTCTATTTGTAAGTCCAATTATCTGTGTGTGCACAGGACCTGTAGCCGGTAGTAATTCTTTGTAAGCTTGTGCTTGAAATTGTGTAACTGCTTCTGCAAGAACTGGATGCGTTGCACCACTTGCTCCTTGAAACGGTTGTGTTGGATTTTCGTATTTAAATCCTAAAAGATCTAAACCTTTTGTATAACTATCTTCCCATGCTTTTCTAGAAGATTTATATTGCATGTAGTTAGCTGCAAGTTCAGAACCTAATTTACCCAAAACATCTTCTGGCAGTAGTTCTGCTAAATTGTCAAAGTGTCCATTAGTTCCTGGTTGATTAACTGCTTCAGGATCAAAGTTAATTGTTGCTCCACCATCTTCTTCTTGAGTTACTTGTATATCATCGGGACCAACTTGTTCTTCGATGGTTTCTTTTTCCATCTCCAAAACTTCGTCATCACCTGGTACTTTAATTTCAGTCTCTACGTTTGGTAGGGCTTTGTCTATATCTGCCATTTATATTCTCCGAGTTCTTGGTTGTTGTAGCTTGTTTTAACGGAACATTCAACCCTTGTGAGTTAGGTCCTTTTAAGGGCGGTATTTCCTTCCATTTGACGTGTTGCATATTTATCACAAGTGTTTTGTTTTTCATACTACCCTGTTTTTTAAAAAATCTAATGTAGCCTGCAGCCTAGCTGCAACAGTTTGAATATAATTTAATTCTACTTCTGGAATAAATTTTTTAGGTAAAATAACTTCACTACTATAAGAAGGACCTTTTCTTCGTTTAGCCATTTTTCTACCAATATTTACATATTTTTCTGGAACGTCTACTGAATAAACATTACCAGTTAAAGTGCCTTGACGTTGTGCATACCATCTAGCGTCTGCAGGATTATCGAAAAAAAATCTATTTTTTAATATTGGACTATACATACCAGTCCTACTTAACCTCATCCCATCAGTTCTATTTGGCTCAAATCCTCTAAACAATTTTTGAGTACGAGGTTGTTGTCTCATTAAAAATTTAGCTGCGTTTACTATACTCATTACCTAAAAAAATCCTCATCTGATCTATCTTTACCAGTAAATAATTTGTAACCTTGATAGCCCAATGTTCCAAGTGTCGCTAATCCAGCACCTATTGATATTGCAGGTAGTGCAACAGCGCCTGCTGCTGTTCCTGCTAAACCTAATGATGCTATTCCTAATAGTCCTCTTGACGCTCCGGCTTTACCTAAAGCTTTTACTGCAGGGTTCATAAATGCTGCACTTAAATAAGTTAATGGGTTAGTTGCAATCTCTTCTGCATCTTTACCTGCTCTAATATCTTGTGCTACATAACCAACTGTTGATGGTAGTGCTACGATCGGTGCACCTAATGCCCATAAACCTTTTCCAAGAACACCTTTACTTAATCCTAAAGCTGCTCGTGTTCTACCAACTCCTTCTGGTAATGGTCCAGCTTCACCAACACCTCTAGCTGTTTTATAAACACCTTTAGCAATTGGTGCAGTCAATCCTGCTGCTGCAGCTAATTCTAATTTAAATTGATTGTCTAATAAAATGTTGTCATCAACTTCTTCACCTTTTTGTTCAACATCAGCAATGATCATTCCTTCCATCTGACTATCGTTAGTTAGATATGTGCTAGGGTCATCGTTTCTAAATTGTTTAACTAATGCACCAGCTCCAACGCCCGCGGCTACGGTACCAAGGCCCAGGGCGATCTTACCAGGTAGTCCACCTTTAAGTAGATTTGGATTTTCTTTTAATGCTGTTAAAAATTTTGTGCCTGTGTTTTTTACTTTGTTTGCGATACCTTCTGTTTTATTTATATCTTGCGCTAATTTTTTAGGATCATTTTTTAAAGCTTCATTAACTTCGGTAACACAACCAGCTCCACCATTTGCAAACCCAACTCTTCCACCTTTATTTAAAAAAAGTTGACAAACATTTCCTTTATTAGTTTTTGCATAATCTAAAAGTAATGATTCAAAATCTTTTACTTTTTTAAGTACGCCTCTTGGCAAAACTGTTCCTTCACTTTTTGTTTTTCGTAACATTTCCTCTAACGATAATGATTGCCCAAAAGTTCTATTTCCTCTCGTTGCTCCTGAAGGTGCAGATACTGTGTCTAGTTCAGAAATACCTTTTGCATATTCTTTAAAAGCATCTTTAACTTTTTGCGTAACTTTAATAGTTCCTGTTTTAGGGTCTTTAGCGTTATTGTAAATTCTTTCAAAAGCATCTTTAACCCTAAACTCTTTTACGTTATCATTTAAAAAAGCTAGACTAACTTTTAAAGGATTTCTTTGTCTTCCTAAATTATGTTGGACAGTAAAAGCATTTTGTGCTTGTCCCGGATTATATCCAGGAATTAATTGACTATTAATAAGATTTCTTAAACCCGGTATTGAATCTATAAACTTTTTTTGTTGATAAGGTTTTACTACTTCTTGAAAATTAACTACATCAAAAGATCCCGCATTTTTATTAATAAAATTTTTTAACTTGTCTCCTTTTGAGGCAATATCTTTTCCAAAAGTAAAAGTCTTTCCAGTTATACTGTCTTTAATTTTTATATTGTCGCTAAAAAAATTTTCACGATCCATACTTTTTTTAAGACCTGAAGCAATACTAAATCTACCATTACCGGGATTTTCTCTTGCAGTTTTAACAATATCTTTCCACAATGCCTCTGTTGCTGTAGTGGCTGGTGGGTCCATTCCTTTTAATTTATATTCTTTTGCTTTAGCTCTTATTCTATTAGCTTTTATTCTAGCTCTTCCTTCTTCTGTTTTTAAAGCACGTCTTTCTCTTTCTCTTTGAGCCTTAGCTCTTTTTGCTTTTTGTTCTGGGCTTCTTCTTGCAGCGACTCCTCTATCAATTGCTCTTTGTCTAAAAGTATCTAAACTAATATCGCCCTTGTTATAAAGTTTAATATTTTCTTTAGAAGAAAGTTTTTTTATTTCATTAATTGTTAAGGGTTTGTTAGTAGCTTTAAGTTTACCAGATAAACCCGCATCCCTAGCTCTGTCAGCAAGTATTTGAACAGTAAAAGGTTTTCCTTCTCTTGTAGTATATTTCTTGTTAATAATTTTAAGAAGTTGAGAATAAGTTAGATTTTTATTTTTTCTTAACTCTTCGTTAAATATTCTTACGAAATCTTCTTTGCTTAAAATTTGTTTAGCCATTAGACCTCCAGGATCTTAGCTAGGCCGCCTTTTGCTGCTTTGAAAGGTGATTTGTATGATTTCATGGCGTTTATATACATCTCAATTAACTCGTCTATAGTTTCTTTTCCAGTTAATTTTATGCCACCACCAATAAACATTTCTGCTTTTTCATAATCAATTCTGTTTTCACCAGGAACTCTAACTCTTTTAATAAATTCTGCAGCCTGTAAACCTTGTGGCATCTCAGCAATATTATCATACATACCAAAGCTACCTGGGCCCGATGTGTCTCTTGTTCGAATAAATTTATCAATAACTCTTTTATCAACGTCTCCTAAAAACTTTTCAGTAATTGGTCCTGTTCTAAACGTCTCTTCTTGCTTAACAAGATCTATATCATCAGCACCTTTTTTAAACATATTTGCAATACCTGAAAATACACTTTTACCTAATCTAAAACCAGCTCGACCACCGTCTGCAAAATCTAAACCTAATCTTTTTTTAATTTCTATTATTCCATCAGGAAAGTCATCTGGATTTTTTAAAACTTGGTTTAACATTTTAAAGTATGCTGTTTTTTCAGGACCGACCATAGTTTTATCCATTGCAAGTTCTTTAAATAATCTTGTAATATCTTCAGCCTCTAATCCGTATTTACGCAAATCTTGATAACCCATTTGTACACCTTCATCGACTGACTTATTTATGTTTGCAAGTTTTTTAGCAAGACCAAAAGCTTTACCTGCTGATCTACCGAATCTAAAACCAGCTCGACCACCTTCTGCCTTATTAAATATTTCAGACAGTCTTTTTATTTCAGCTATTTCTTCAACAGAAAGAGGTACACCACTTTGTGCTTTTTCTTCTAACATTTTTAATCGACCCATGGTTGTTTCACCAGCTGTAGGATTTAAAGCTCCTTTTTTATATAGTCTAAACATGTAATCCATTTCTGCTTTTTGTTCTTTAAGCATGGCTTCTAACAGTTCTTTTGTTTCATCACCCATTACGACGTTTACTTCATCATCATCTAAAAGTTCTCTATAGTAATCGTAATCAACACCTTTTTTAGGTTTACCGATTTCTGTTCGTTGCATATTATCTAATCTTAAATTTCCAGCTATTCTCTGTGTTCTATTTTTTTCTTTTTGTAATAATTGTGCCAAATCTTCTAGACCACTTTTTACAATTTTACCTTTTGAAAAACCAGCTCGGCCACCGTCTGCCATCTCATCAATAAATTTTGCAGTCATTCTGTCAAATTTTGGATCGCTAGGTCTATTTCCTGAAGCATCGACTACTTCTTCTAAAACTTTTTTTGTAAATCTTATAATATCATCACCTGTTGCACCTGCTGGTAATGCTTCTACAATTCTTGGACCAAAGTATTTTTCAACAAGCATAATTGGGTCTCCACCAATTCCACCACCGCCTTCCGTAATGTATCTAACATCTTCTGCTGATATAACATCGTTCAATTGTGTTTTACCAAAATTAACACCTTTATCTGTTACATCTTTTTTTAATGCTTCTACTAAAAACTCTCTAGCTGATGCACGTTTACCTGGCATGTCACCTTTATTTGTCATCAAAGTTCTAAATTGTGCTGCAAGTTCTGGATCTTGTTTTTGTAAATTAGCGATTGTTTCATTTGCTGATGCAAATGGTGCTGCAATATCATCTGGTCCACCACGTGAACCTGGAGGTGGTAGATCATCTGCCATAGCTCTTAAAGCACCTAAACCTTCTTGGTCCAGGTTCCTGGTCCCTGTTGCCATGTCCGTGATATTTGAAACTTGTTTAGGGTAATAAAATTCTTCTAGCTTTAACATATTGTTGTAAAGCTTGGTTGCTTGAACATCGTTTAGTTTGTCCGCAGTTAAATAACCCATCGGGCTTTTTAATTCTTCTAAAATTTTTGATTTACCAAGTACGCCTACAGCTTCCATGTTAATGTCCATCTCAACGAATGGCTCTGGATTCTTGCCGGTACCTAGAAAAGTGACATTGGACCTGGAACCAAGGACATCGTTCATATTTCCACCTAGTTTGGAATATAATTTTACAATGTTTTCTACTAGTTCTTTTTTAGCCATAATACTTTACATGTCCTCGTACAATTGGATCATCTTTGTAATCCTCTGGGTGTCTGATTAATCCACCCTGTCTGATTCTCATAATGGCTTGTGTTGTACTATCCACATAGTCATCATGTTCTCCAAATGGGAAAGACGCGCATTCTTCAATAACTTCCTGTGCAAAATGCTCGTGCATAGGCGCCCATATTTTGCCGCTTTCAAAAAGCGGAGCAACGGAGTTTAATCTTGTGTGTTTATCATTTCCTTTTGACGGTGTAAAGTTAATAACCGGTATATCCATTTGTCTTAACTCATGAGTCAAAGGCAATCCTGTAGCTTTCGCCTCAATAATTACCATATCAGGTTGCCAGTCTTGATACTCTTGAAGAGCCACTCTACGTAGTTCTGGAAAGTCATATCTATCTTTAAACGCGTTAAGTAAGATTATGTTTTGTCCCTGGTCCTCGGTCGTAAAAACTCCCCAAGTGGTTATAGCTGAAAAATCAGCAGTTGTCTTTTTAGTAAACGCAGTATCGTAAGATTGTACAATATAATCTAATGGTGGTGGATATTTACCTGTCCAGTCTTGCCACCATTCTCGTTTTAATATAGCTCCTTCCTCAGCCGTTGGCTGCTGCATGTATTGTGCTAGCCAGTTACTAACTGGTATAGATGCTTTGGTCTTAAGTAATTCTTCTGTTTTCCAATATTCAGGCCACACGGGTTTTCCATCAGGGAGCAGGGCTGGTAATTCAACAACCTCCCACTGATCAGACCCTTCTTCAGATTGTGCTTTTAATAATTGACCGGTTATATCTTTAGTAGACCAACGAGTCATTACAATTACAATAGAACCACCAGGTTGCAAACGCTGACGTGGACCAGCTGTGTACCAGTTCATGGCTTTTTCAAAAGCTTTACCATCTGCACGTACGTCTTGTTCTTTGTGTGGATCGTCGATAATTAGTAGATCAGCACCACGACCTGTAATCGCACCACCAACACCAGCTGCAAAATATTCTCCGCCTTGTTCGGTTTTCCATTTCCCTGCTGCCTGACTATCTTCTTGTAGTCTCGTGTCAAACAGTTCTCTGTAGTTTTGTTCGTCAACTAGGTTTTTAGTTTTACGTCCAAAGTCAATTGCAAGGTCTGCTGTGTGAGTTGCTTGGATTATTTTTAATTTTGGATTCTTACCAATCATCCATGCCGGGAGTAAGTATGAGGCAAACTCCGACTTTGTATGTCTTGGCGGCATGTTAATGATTAGACGTTT